GACGGTTCGTTTAAGAACCACGAAAAGTAAGCATTGTGGCAGTCGAAAAACGACACTGGCGATGGCTTATAAGCTGCTGGTAACCGCACAAAATAAATGGCGTCGATTGAGAGGCTACCGCCTTCTAGCGGATGTCATTGCAGGGATCGAATTCAAGGATGGAGAAAAAGTAACGTCGGATGATCAACAGGATGCTGCATGATCATGTCATACACCAGATTTGACTATAGCTCCCCAACTTCTACACATGTATCTAGCAAAGAAACGAATTCGTCTTTTAAATGAACAGGTATTTCATAATCAACATCATCAGGTAGAGGATCTCCTCTACCTGTTAAGTCTAAAGATGCTCCCAATTGTTCCCAACAAGATATGTCATCAGAGATGAGAATGGAAAACAGATGATTAATCAACTGATTTATAGATTCATGTTTAATATTATAATGCTTACAATATGTAGATAAGCAAACAGCTGCATATGCTTGCATACCTCGATTATTTAAGTTGGTTATTTTTAATACTCCCTCCAACTCAGGCGGAAAAATAAAGCTTTTTAAGGGATCTTTTAAAGTTCCAATAGCTAATAACCGCTTATGTTGTACTAATTATAGTTTTTAGTTGGAGTGAGTCGCCCCTCTATTAAAAATATCGATTAGCGCTTCAAGTTGGATACCCAATGAATTTGGTTCTCCATCATTATCCAACCCATAAGCCATAAAATGATCCGATAAATAATCAACAACAAGATCAATCTCTTCTTCCGACAAATCGATTAAATATTTCCCTGTCGGAAATATCCCTTTTGCTATAAACTCCCCAGACTTTTCAGTTTGGGCTAACTTCTTTGCCAAAGAATCGTTTAGGATTAATTTACTTAACAGTTTAATATCTGGTAGATTTATTTTGAACTGCATTATAATTACCTTATCGATCTGGGGTTATAACTGAAGCCTAATTCGTTGGCTTTACTCTGCGTAGAACCACTACCTGATACTCTAGATGTCCCTTGTTGCCAAATTTGTGTTCCCCTAGACTTCCCGTAAGTTGTTATTACTCTTCCTTCACTACTCAATATGACAGTGGCTTTCTTTCCTTGGTACTTAACGGCTCCACGGGCTTGCTCCACAATTTTTTTAGGGTTTCGAACTGCATCTAACATAATTAGTCTTTAAAAGAGAAAAAAGCAGGTTCTTCATCAGATGCTCTCAATGTCTCAGTACATCTAAGTTCTATGTTTTTTAACTTCTTTAAGTACTCTGCACTTGGTGGTCTTGGAGAACAGTTCAATGCATCAACAAATGTATCTGGCAACTTGTAATTATGCTCTTTTACATAATGGTAGATCATATTTGGAGCTGAATATATCTCACCATTCTCGCCAAAAACCCTGATTTCTGCACTACCAAGAGAAAGATTCACATTATCACGCCCTTCAACGATAATAGTTGGAGAAGCACAAAGCTCACATTCATGCAGGCCTCTTGTCTGGACAACCGAGAATAGACAAAACTCCCATAATAAACCAAGGATTTCCTCTTTTGGTTCCTCTTTTGGAAAATCATGCTCTCTATCCAACCAACCGATGTTTATAGATTGGCTGTCGCAGACTTGAGCTATGTATGAGTACTCTGATAAATCAGAAAAATATGCCATAGTTTGTTACTCCAATGCTTTAAGGCATTTACCACTATTACAAAACGCCCCAATGACTGTGCTGTCACCTTTCATGACATTTTGTATTTGATTTTTTGTCATTTCATTAATATTGTGAACGGTCACGCCTGGTAAGTCTCCGTACTTAGTAACATCGTCTATATAAAACTGCATTTCTTTTGTCATTTTACCGTTTGGAAAACCATGTACACCACTCAATATATCTATTTTCTTATTTTTATATAGTGCACTTTGAACTTCGCTAGATACTTGGCTTTGAACTATGTTGCCATCAGATGTAACAAGTTCACCTCCATTACCATTTGACTTAGATGAAAACCTTCCTCTTAGACTCCCAGATCCCCTATTACTCCCTTTTGAGGCACCTCTAAATGCCCGCCAAGCCTTCTTCCCTGCCTTAAACGCCTTATAGGCAACAACAATGACACCGCCACCGGCGATGGTCGCTGCTACCTCACCAACTGCCAGTGTCCATTCAATCATACTACATTCATTGGTGGTCATACAGCCAACAAGGTCGGCTCCAGGAAGCATCTCTAGGGCAAACTGTCCTAGCTCACGCGCTTGGGCCCAGAAGGAGTTCCCATTCACTGCCTGTCCCAGACCTGCGGTGATCGCCCCATTGGCAAACTTACCACCCGTCAGGGCTGAAACGGTCCCCCCAATCACAGCTGCGGACAGGGTTCGCAGGGAGTCCATGCCCGACTCAACCCCAGGAAATAAGCTGTTTACATTAATCGCTTTTGTGATCCCTGCGGATAGGAAGCCATGGGCAAACTTACCGCCATTGAGTTTCGCGGCAACACCGCCTGTCAGTGCATGAGAGCCGACCCAAGCAGCTTGCCCACCTGTTGAGGCGGATGCAAAGCTACCGTATTTTGACCTAAATCCGGAGCCAATTTGTTGGAATGCAGCTCCTGAGACCGCACCCACGAGCGCCCCTTTTAACGAACCAGAAGCGATCCCCCCAGAAATAAAGCCCAACGCTGCTGCATTATACCAAGTGGCCGCAGCCCATGCGCCGACGCCTGGGATCAGCATCAATGCGAGTCCAACAAACGGGGCAAACTTACCGAGCGCCTTATTTAATTTCTTAAATATCTTTTTAAAGAAGTAGCCACTTGGATCGGTAAACTTCAATGGGTTATTCAGTGCATAAGCATAACGGTTGAACGACTGCACATTCTTTGGCGCTTGAATAAATGGATCGGCCTGCATGAAACGACCAATATCAGCATCGTAGATCCGCCCGTTCATATGAATAATACCCGTATCCTGGATCTCTTCATGCCCGGTAAAGCCTCGGTTTTCTTCCATTGCCTGATGCATATCGAAATCAGAAAGTGAAATAAACACGTCTTGGCGCTTACCAAATGGGTCAAACAAGCTTTGAGAAACAACGATCCCGTCTTCGTCTGTCACAGCAACCGTGGAACCAAGTGCATCCTGATGCATCACGCGAGATACCTCACGCCCATCCGTAAAACGTTTAATCGCTACCGAGCCAACATAGTAGGTTTCCCAACTCGTATCTGGCAGTGCTTTTCCATCTTTATCTTTGAGTCCACTGGTGCTGACTTTCTCGTATGATTTACCTAGGTAGTACGTTGTTCGACTGCCATAAATACCCGAGTGTGTACTGAAGAGATCACGTCGATAATACCGGCTGTTTTCTAAACCATATCGGAAGGTTGAATTCACACCATTTGCGATCAGGTTTCTGATTTTATGCCGTGTGGTGTAGTAGAAGTGCTTCTCGCCTTCACCGGACTGCCAGCTCACGTTACCTGAGGCGTCATAGTAAAACTTCTTCAGCTTTGTTGGGTCTTGTTCATTGCGGATCACCCCTAAGCGGTGAGGTTTATCCGCATCGTATAAGTACTCACCCACCCCCGTCTTAAAGGTGATATTGCCAAATCCATCGTATTGGTAAGTGTGTGTTTGAGCCAGCTTCTCACTGAAATTCAATGTATCTGTTTCAAAACTCAACTGGCGCTTTGTCAAACGATCGAATCGTTTATCAAAGGTGAATGATTCCTTAACGGATAAAATCGGCGCGGTATTCTCGGTTGCACCGGAGTTATTGTAGTAATGGCTTTCACGTGTTCGTGTACTGCCATTCTCATAGTGACCATAACTGACCTGATAAATATCCCCATTCGCATGAGAGCGAACACCGATATGCTTCACCCAGCCGCGGTGTGCATCAAAACCTTTCGTGCGTGTCACACCGCCCAAAACACTTTCTTTGGTCACACGGCCCAATGCATCCATTTCATCAATACGTTGATACATGACATTGGTGTCAGCGTTGTATATTGCCTTTAAATGGCCATTCGCATCATATTCATTTCGTGTTTTGAATTGATTCGGATATATTTGCTCAGCGACACGGCCAAACGCATCGTAAGTCAAGCCGGTGATCAATTGATTAGTTTTATCGAGCGTTGTGACTGACTGTGTGAGACGGCCTAAGTGATCATAGGTATGACGCACATGCTCAAATGCATCTGACTTTTGAATATCAGTACATGAAGCCCCCTGTTCAACTTCGCTTATCGACTCCTCGATCACCGAGCCAACCCAAGGAGTTAACGTATCTTCATAACGCTTACATGTCAGAATGACCTTATTTTGCCAGTTCAAGATCGCAGACTGGATCACGCGGCCATAGTCGTCATACGTTAACGTGGTGGTATTCCCGTTCCCATCCGTTTGTGTTTTCAACATGCCAGCAGCATCGTAGGTAAAGGCCCATGTGCCTTTCTCTGGATCAATCGTTGTTAACTTGCGGCCAGCATGATCATAGGTGACTGCAACGGTGGAAGATTTCATAACCCCTTGTGCATTCTGAGCAAAAGTGGTTGTGTTGAGGAGTTGACCGTTCACACCAAAGGTATTCGTGACCCGAGAACGTGTCCCTACCGAACCCAATGCCCCGTTTTTCGGGGAAAGCGTAGGGGCAAATGTTGCAATGGTATAACCCAGTGCGCTTTTCACACTTTGAATATAGGTATGTTCAGCTTTCGTTTGACCATACGTCGTACCTTCAGTGACATATCCATAATATCCATAGGTTTTGGTGACACCACTACTGTGTTTTGATTTGATAACCCGGCCTTGCGCGTCATAGGCATATTGCATCCAGGCACTTGGCTCACCCGCATAGGAAGGTTCGTATTGGTAAATGATCTGGTCATCAGCGTCATATTTCGTGACGGTCGTTGCCACTTGATCATCTAATAACACACGTTGTGACTTGACCGTTCGGCCATATTTATCAATATATGTGACGACATCACCACTGCCCGATTGAGAGTCGGTGACTTTGATCAATGCACGATGACAATCCGTTTGACAATACTTTTTCGTGGTTCGTGTTTCAGTACCATCAGGTAAAACCGTTCGGATTGCCAAACCGTAGTTACTGAAGTAAGTGGTCGTCACGAGTTTTGCGGGTGAGACCGTAGATTGATTATAAATCGGCCCTTCCACATCATCTGCTGAGCGACCATTATAGAAATAATAGGTTTGATGCCCTTGGCTATCCTGTGTAGACGATAAGTAACGACCATTGTGACTATATTCAGCGCGTGTGGTGGTTTCTCTTTCACCATTTTTGACCGTCTTCTGAACCTCGTTGCCAAATGCATCGTAATCAAAAGTCACAACTTCTTCTTGTGGCTTTTCTGGTTCGCGGGTTTCTGACTTCAACATCCCTTTTTTATCGCCCGTGGTGTAATACGTATACGCCGTCTTGCGCCAAACAGATGTGTCTGGCTGTTCAACACCAGCAACCGTATGGCTTGACTGACGTTTATAAACCGTCGTATTTGAGAGACGCCCATAACGCTTGTCTTGAACAGACGTGCCATAGGTATGCGCCGTTTGCGATTTTAAGATGGTTTTCCGGTGTTGATCTTTGATTGTCTCCGCTGTTTTGATCACATTCCCATATTCATCTTGCATGGTTTCAAAGATACGTCTGCCCTTGAACTGATAGAAACCACCCGAGCCAATTGAATATGTTTCATCTTCTGACCATTTGAGATAAACCTGATGAACTGGGATCTTCTGAAGGTGACCATTTTTCTCAAACGTCTTCACTTCATACTGATTGATACTCTTCTTTGTGATCAAACCGCCTTGTTTTTGTACGGTTCGGATCGGCATCCCTTTCGATAATGGGGATTGCGAATATTCCGTGGTTGTACTCAAATTCTTATTGAGGTTTGTCGAAGTGATCTTTGAAAAACCAAGGTTGCCATAGCCTCGACGATGGATCTGGAGTCCCTCGTAATTGTAGGTGACCGTATCTTTCACATCGCGTGCTTTCACCATGTCATAAGTTGAAGAGGACACCGATGAAACAAGATATGTATTCAAAAATGGGCTATACAGGTCTGGGTCCACCCGATATTGACCATCCACATCACGGAAAACCACTTTTCTTCGATACACAGCGCTATCGGTCATCGACTTATACTGAATGTTCGTCTTCAGGTTTGCACCCTGGGTACGAGAATAACCCGTTGTAATAGCAGACAAACGCGGCTGTAAATCACCTTTGCCCACATTTTCAAAACGATACCGTTGATTTCGGTAGAAATCATTCAAGGCTAATTCCGCATGGCCATCATTGTTCATATCCACCACCTGGAATGTCATGTAGGAGTTGTCCTTTCCTTCACGGTGGTAAATTTGTTTTTTATTTTTCATCTGAAATAAATCAGACTCAGTCGCATGTCGCTGTATTTCTGAATGAATGACCGCATCGTAATGTCGGGTTTGGGTGTAATACCCCTCTCTTGGAGAGCCTGCTTGCTTTTTCGTCTCCCATTTGACACTGAGGATCAACTCCTTACGGCCATCCTTATCAAAGTCGTTGATCAAAAAGCGCTTAATTTTCTGTGAAGAAGGCACTTCAGCCAGCGTATATCGGTGTGTAAATGGCTTCGAGTAAAAAATTTGTCCTGTACTGAGATGGTAGCTGATCGAGCGATTATCGCGCATGATCACGACATCCGATAAACCATCACTGTTGATATCATGAATAGAAAGGACATCCTGATGAGAAATACCACCTAAATTCGCAACATAGTATTCCCCTCGCCCTTTACCCATCAAAAATACCGGTTGATGCTTCTCTTTATTGCCAGCTTCAGTCACGATACGGCCCGATTTCTCCTTCGTCCATTTATCTGACTGGATCGGGTGTCTTTTTTCAACTCGTAATGCAATATCTGTGATCCCATCGCCATTAAAATCCGCAGATGTCGAGACGATTTTGAGTATCTTTGTGACATTTGGAATATTCTCAACCAAGGTCGTTTTATAACGGGATAACTGACCATTGTCGTTTTTACTGGCGACGACCCTGTGATTGCCCTCGATAAAAACAAAATCCATATCACCATCACCATCAATATCAGCAATGGACATACGATCAGGCTTCATATTGCCATCCACACCAAGGGGCTGTTCCTCATCCTTAAATGCATACTGAATACTGCTTGTATAGCAACCGCCCTTCGTCCATGGATCTGAAGGGGTGCAATGTTGTTTACTCTCCACTCTTGGCCGATACTGCGATAGGTACCACTTATTGCCACTGCCGATGAACAGCATGTCCATATTGCCGTCGAGGTTTGCATCAAAGAACTGCACTGAACTTGGATCTTTTATCCAGGTCATCCGAGAGCGAGCATAACCTTTTTTACTGTCATAAAAATGAGCAAAACCGCTATTATGGGGGATCTCAATCCCATCCGGCTTATTATCCCCATTCATATCATACTCATAAAAACTGACACTGGAGGCAAGACCTGAGATATGAGTCGCTTTGGACTCAAGACCCGCTTTTGCTGGGTTGGTCATGTCAAATTTAACAGGTAAGCGGCATTGGTAATTCTTGTTGATACACTCTCGAACGGTATCAACAACATTTTTATCTGAATACCCTGATTTGAAAGCGATGTCATAATAGCGATAGGGTGCACCATCTTTTTCAATCTTGACGCTTTTGAGCACTTTCCCAAGATAAGATTTGCGACCATTTCGATAGCCTTCAAACTGTTTTTTACGCGTCGTATAGTTGAACGTAATTTTTATATTCGGCTCGATCCCTAGCTTATAGTTGCCACCATATTCAATTGTTTTGATGTCATACTTTGTTTTTGGGCCTGCAACGTCATATTGAAAAGAGACATAGTTCCCAAATGCGTCGGAGTATCCCCGGAGTGCAAATGATGGAACAATTTTATGACGACCTTGATTGTCAAAAGGCGTGTCATAGTGTCCATAGTAGAACGTTTCTTTTGCTTTCGTCTCTACACGAAAACCGATAAAGCTTCCAATTCCACCTTTATAAATACGGGAATGGTCAGTGATCTCTTTTTCATAGTAACCTCTCCTTGTATCCACCAATCGTTGTCCATCCATGCAGAAATTGTCTTTCTTATCAAACATCACGCCGCGGTGCATTCCATCACGCGCATAGTCTGAGCCACAGCGAGAAATTTTACTCAATCCGGTTAGGTTCCATCCCCAACCCGCTAATCCAGGACCACCAGATGATGAATATGTCAGACCGAGTTGTGGTTTCACCCCTGCAATGCCATCAGGCAGTGAAAATGGAATAGAATAAGTTGCTTGTCCGGTTTCATCGACGCGGAATTGGCCTTGGGTGGCTTCGAGAGAATGGTCGTCACCCGCAGAACCATCAGCATCTGAAGAAATGAGCTCTTCTACAGACTTCCCCGAAGTAGATTCAACTTTTTTGAAACAACGCTCGAGTCGTTCTCGATTAATTTTTGCCGCTTTTGTTAAAAATACTTCTTTTGATTTTTTCGAGATCTTTGATAAGGTAACTTCTGTAGGCTCAAGAGTGCCACAAAACGCCTTCGCGTGTTGCAAAATATTCGAGTCTATCCCTGGAAAAATTACACTCTGACCATCAATATTATTATAAAGGTGGTAAGTTCCTTCTAGCGCATCTAAGTCAGGCAAGTTTTTAAGGTGTTTAACTTCTTCCGGGAATTTAAAAGTTCTGTAAAGTAAATCTATCTCTTCAACATCTAGCGGCTTGTCAAACATTACTATTTTCTGTAAGAAAGCGTGATATATAATGGAATAAGCGCTTGATTTATTCCAAGGATCTTGATTAAAGGGTATTTCAGAATCGTAAGGAATACGCGCAACCTCTTCCGAGTTAATGCTTAGTGTTATTGACTCTCCATCATACCTAAATACGACCATAGATAGCCCATCAACAACATGACCTGATGTGGTATGGCTAATCTTTTTCGAACGATCAAACTTGTTATTACGACTATTGAAAGGTGTATAGGATAATCCGCCATCAACTCTATCTGAACCTACCTCCCCTGACTTAAAAGAGAGATCTGTCGAAAATGTCCTTCCAACAGAACCTGAAATATAGCTTTTTGGCTTGTTAATTCGGTCCTCCCATTTTATTAGATTTCTTCTATCCAGCCAAAACACCCAAGTAAATCCATTAATAAACTTTTCAACGGAAATATTTCTATAATGCAGTTGAAAAGAATAACCTTGATAAAAGGGAAGCGCTTTTAGGGATACATTATTATTAGCATTAGTAAGGTGGCGACGACCAAGTATGGTTGTTTTTGTAATACCTCCGTAGCTATAAGTACCCTTGAGTTCGATCTCTGAACTTCCGACTCTATCTGGAATAACCCCTTCCACAAGATCATCCACCACATAATGATGAGTTGGCTCCAATGATTCAATCACCTGATCAAGCGCTTCAGAACTCGAAGCATCAGCATTAGAGGAAGATAAAATTGTGATCACCCCAAGCATGAGGGTCATACACGATGTAAACGGCTTAAATTTACCCACGGACAACGACCTTTATATCGATGGTTAATACGACAAAAGTCGTGGATTATACGCAAGTGCGATTGTTTTTTAAACAGGATGAAACCGTCTTTTTGGGCCTATTATCGGAATTTTCTTATGTGACGTGGAGTTAGGTAAAAATATTTTTTCAATTGGAGGGAACTTTTTTAAAGTTTGGATTTTGACAGGCTTATATTGAAAAGAGATTGAGAGGCTCAAAAGTAACTATTTTGTTAAAACCTCCACATCCACCCGACAGCGATACCCACTTCCGTTTATTTCATGTTCCACCCGTTTCACGACATATTTTCCATCCACAAAGCCTGTCACGCCCTCAATATTCAACACACCTTCAGCAACAAGCTTAGGGTTACCAATCAAAGTCAAACTGCCGTGCAATTCACCACGCTCAAGCGCTTTAAGCTCAGCAGTTGCCGCTAGTGTGGCTTCTGTTGGTGTGGCGTAGGTCTTACGCAGCGTTTTGATGGGGTCGGCCTGCCCGACTTTCACGGACTCCCGTTCCCCGGTTTGGGTATTGTCCCAATGGGCCAAGACGCTTTTGTATTTGCCACGCTCGGCCTGGGTCATGCGGTAATGGATGAGGTCCGTTTTGTGGATAGTGGTTTGTGCGATGGGCTGACCGGATTGACTTTTCGCTTGGCCTTTGGGTGCAATAACCAAGTAGCCGTTGACGGGTTTTGCGATGGCATCGAATTCCTTGGATAGACGCGTGAGGAAATGCAAATCAGATTCTTGGGTTTGCTCTGCGCCTGGAACGATGATATTACCTAGTTCATTGAATACTTTTGGAATCAATCCGTGGTCGGTGGCGATTTGCTTCGTGATATCTTTAAGCGTTTTCTGTCGATGACTCTTGGTTTGTTGGGACTTGAAGCGCTGTTTCATATCCGCTGCTTTTGCCCGAATAATGAGCGTATCCGGTGGGCCTGTTAGCTCCACTTCATCAACGATAAATGTCCCTTTATTCACAAGGCTGGTTTCCTCATAGCCGATGGCGACTTTGAGCTCTGCCCCTGTCGGTGGGATTTGGATAGCATAGTCTTTGTTATCCAAATGAATGGCGAGGGAGTCACTTTGCAATCCGGTATTGTCCAGCAGGCGTAACCGAAGCAGCCTTTCTTTGATGGCTTGGGTGATATCCTGGTTGTTGGCCGTGATTTGGAACGTTGGTTTCATTTAGGACCACAGACTGATGAGATTTTCGACTTGGTGCGGTTTGGATAGTTCTGGTAGTTCCAGGGTGACGCCTGCGGGGAGAATTGGACCATATTGCGCCAATCCTGCATTGACCGCTAACACTTGCTCAACCGTTTTGTGGCTTGAGCCATAGACTTCAAAGCAAATGGTATCCAGGCGCTCGCCTGCTTTGGTGGTGTAGTGCATCATGCGTGCTCCATAAAACGAAGGGTCAATGAGAATTCGATTTTTCTGGCTTGGCCTTGGCGTAAGAACTCACCCTGCTTTTCTTCAATTTTGGTGATGACCCATTTGCCATGAACTGTGCCTAAGCCGTCAGTCAGAAGCAGTCCTGTGCCCTGGTTGGCTTGTTGGCGCATCGTGTCGATTTGTTTCAGGCCGCCCCAGTAATGGGGGTAAATCACCCCTTCCAATTGGATTTCATCTTTGCCTGGACCCACATATTGCACCATCGGATGCGTACTAAGCCGCGCTTGTTCGGCCCAGCGATATTCTGTGGTGCGTTTCAAGCTTTTATAGGCGGCTGTGGCAATGGAAAACTCAAACTGTCCGAGGGTCATCATCACGGATTTATCCGACATCGGCTAGCGCCTCCCGCAGTTGCAAGCGCTGGCGATTGGCACTTGCCTCAAGAATGTCTTCAATCAATGCGTCTTTATCAAAGTCCTGTTTCGCAATATTCACCACAGGTTGGCTGTCGATATTCACATTGATGTGCTGCGTTATCTTCTGATGTTGGCTCAGCGTTTGCGCGGTGGTATTCAATTCCTTTTTAATGGCTTGGACCTGGGGTGTCGGTTCAGGCTCGCCTTTGATCGCATCCCCAATCAGACCACCTAAGGCACCACCGGAGAGCGCCCCAACAATACCGCCAATTAACGCGCCAATGCCTGAGCCCAATCCAGGCATGACCGCAGTCCCTGCCACCGCACCGAGTTTCCCGCCTGCCAGTGCACCGCCGATGGCGCCTGTATCTTCAGCGATATTGGCCGCTTTTTCTTTGCCGGACAGCTCCCCATCAAAGAGCGTACTACCAATAGCTGCGACACCCGCAACAGTACCAATGGCGCCCAGCGCTTTGCCTTTGGAGAATTTGAAACGACCGCGCTTTCCTTTTCTGCGTTTTCCATCCCCGTCCATTTCATCCGCCAAAGCAGACATGGCCAGTTTGCCTTTGGTGCGGTCTGCCATATAGGATAAGGCCGCAATCGCCATGGTGAGCGAGGACACGGCGATCACCGCAGGCGCTGCCACGGAAGCCACCAAACCCACCACACCAACACCTTGCAATAAGGTACTGGTCAGCCCTTGGTTTTTCTCAATGGTGCGCGTAAGCCATCCGGTCAATGATTCAATACTCGGCATCAGCCTTTCTAAGGTGGGAATGAGCGCATAACCAATTCGCTCTTTGACGCCATCCCAGCGCTGTTGCATCACAGATAGCTTGGCGTCCATGTTTCGGTCCATCAGCCGCGCCATGCTTTCTGTGAATTGTTTGCCTTGCTTCATGGCATCCGACACAGCACTTTGGTTTTCTCGAAAGGCGGCTTGCTGGCCCCACAATGCCTTGAAGAACTTCACCGCTTCTTCTGAGCCAAACGCCTTTTGAATATCCGCCCCGATTTTTGAGGTGTACCGCTGCCCGTAATGCTGTTGCAACTCAGCAAGGAGTTGCGGTAATGAATTGATATTCCCTTGTTCGTTAAGAATACGAACATCAGCGCCTTGCTTTTGGTAAGCGGTTTGCGCTTTGGCGGCATTGCGCTCCAGCGCTGCCATCACCGTGCCCGAAGAGCCTGCCACATCGGTGCGTTGCAGCATCCCCAATGCAGTGAATTGCTCCGCTAAAGGCACGTTGGCAACCGCCAACCCTGCCCCCATCGATTGAAAGCCTTGTTGCATACTCGCGCCATCGGTACGAAACTGCTGGACTGATTTGGCAAGGCCAGCGGAGAACACCGCCCCAAATTCATCATCGGTTTTCTGTTTGTACAACGTCTCTTTAAACGTCCCATACCCCGCAGCAAATAAAGAGGTCATCTGACCCACTTCAGCTTTGGTGGCTTTGGCAGTCATGGCAGCCAATCCGGCCCACTCCGCAACACCTTTATCAGTCAATGATGAGATACCTGATTTGATATCGTAAGCCGCAGTGACGATATCCGCAGCTTTCATCCCGGCATAACGATTTTGTATACGACGGCCTTCGGCAATGGTGCTTTGCGTATCTGTCATCCCCAACGATTGCAGGGCGCCTTTACCTTTTTCCACTTGGCGCATTTCATCCAAAGGAGAACGGGCCATCCCTAAAGTACGATGACCAATGCTTTGCATCCCCTGCCCAATCAGCGCCAAATTGCCTGCTTGTTGCAAACGACGGTCAAAGCTCCGACGTGATTGACGGATGTTGCGCTCATAGGCAGCGAAAGACGCCATCCGTTGCTGGCTTTTCTCCAAAGATGCAGCCAGACGGTTTTGCTCTGTCGCCAACTGCCTTGTATCCACTCCGGCTTGGCGTAGTTCATGACGCAGGGCACTGGCTTTTTGTTTATGGGATTGATGCGCGTTTTTCAGCTTATCCGACTGGGCTTTGGTTTTTTCAAACTGCTGCCCCAAGTCGCGAACATCCGCAGCCGCCTTTTTCTCCTGGGCGCTACGCTCGGCTAAAACCTTTTTGGCTTTGCGGTGTTGCTCATTGAGTAACTTGAGCTGCTCCCGCTCCTTTTTGATGCGCTCAACAATCTCCTTATCGGCTTTTTTATGCCCGGTCTTCTTTTTCTGAAGTTCAGCAATCAACTCTTTTTGCTGACCCATGGTCGTATTGAGCTGACTCACTTCATGGCGTGACGCAGTCACCGATTCAACCCATTGATTTTGCGTGACCTTTGCCGCGTGATACGCCCGCCCGGCCTTGGCTGTTTTTGCAGCGCTTTTATCGAAGCTTTGACCCAGGCTGCCCAACTTCATTTCCAGCTGTGATAAATCTTTGGTCTGCTGACCGAGTTTACCCAACTTCTCCATTTTGGATTGGTGTACTTCCAATGTTGAAGCGAGTTTCCCAGCACTCGCCCCAATCGTTTTCGCAGGCTTAGAGAATTTATCCTCCAACCCCAAACGGGCAGAGAGGCTGATTTTTTGTTGGTCAGGCATCAGGCGGTCGATTCATTTGGTTGGTGATGTTGAGATAGTCCATGAATTTCGGGATGGACATGGACTCGATTTCAGTGAGTGAAAAGTGCAACGTTGCCGCCATCGTCGCTATGGCGGGGCGTAGGTCTTTCGCCCTTATTCCAAAAAATCGAATAATGCAGCTTCGAACGCTTTATAGTCACGAATGGATAATGCCGACACTTCATCCGGGGTCCACTGACAGACATTCGCCATAATATGGATCGTGCGCTTTAATGTGGACTCAATGTCATCCACCAATTCCAGGTCGCGCACCGTCGGCACCCGAAATGTGAGCACTGCAATGCTCTCGCCATGACGCTCAATCGGATCTTGGAGTGTGAGTTCGTTTGTTTTCATGGGACTTTCTCTTTTCTTGTTGCGGTTGAATGTTGCCCGACGCCGCTAAAAACTGGGCATCGGATGGGGGCAGTTCTATGGTTTCAGATACCGCATAGTGCCTGCCCTTGATTTGAAATGGGCGTGAGACCTGATATTTCATTGCGCTATCGTCCTAATGCGGCGCGCATCCCTGCAAGCTGATCCACACCGCCGATCATGCGGATATCGTTGACGATATCAATCGTGATCACCGGGATATTATCGAGGGTCAGTGCATAAAACGTGGGACTCATCTCAATGACTAAGGGCGGCTTGGTTCCTGGCGCCCACTCCCCAAAGTCCAGCTCTTTCCAAGAACCGTGCAAGACCACCATCGCTTTCTTTTCCTGCTGACCTTCTTTGAAGTAGCCCCGACAGGTCACATTGACTTCATTACCGGGCACCAGTCCCAATAATGCAAAAAGCTCTTTTCGGTAAGAATTTAAAGTAAATCGGCAATTCAGGGACTCCATCCCCATTTCAACCTCCACAGGGGCGTTCATCCCGCCCCCGCGATATTCTTCCGTTTTCATTTTCAGCTTCGGCAGCTGCATTTTTTCAATGGTGCCGCCGTGTGCAAAACCATCCACGAACAATTCCATGCCGTACAAGGTTTGAGGAAAACTGCTCATGATAAGGCCTCCTGAATAAATTCATGGGTCAGGTGCGAGCGAAACGTAATATGCTCTGCACAATACGCTGGGGTGTATTTGAAATTGAAAAAGACCTTGCCCTGGGCAATGTTCTCAGGCGTGTTCAGGGATGCATCCGCCTCACACGTCCCGCCCAATATTGCACCAATGCTCACCAAGTGGCGCAGATACGCATTCACTCCGGCGGGGACTTCATCGAGATAGGCTTTGTTGATATTCCGATCTACCGCCCAGAGGTGGGCGCGCAGAAGTGAATCATGCATCACATCAGATGAACGCACCACATTCTCAAACGCCCATTTCGGGTCCGACGTGCCACACACGCGAGTCCCCCACGCACGAAACCCGCCTTGATGGATGATGGTGCCGATATGGTTCTCATTGAGAATATTGGCACGGCAGTTCTTATCCCCAAAGGTGAAATCCACAGGTTGACTTGTGCCTGTAATGCCGTTGATCACCTGATTGGAAATCGGCACATGAAAACCAAGTTCGTTATCGACTCTTGCCCGAACCCCCGCCAATCGTGCCGAGGGCGGTTCCATTCGATTGCCCACCATCAACCAGGGGTCACACATATACACCCGTTTGCCTGCGGATTTCGCCAATTCAATCGCTTTAGCGTCGGTTTCATTTGGCCCATCCACATACGCCATGGCCCGCATTCGATTGGCAATCGTGCCCAAGTTCGCCAAAACCGTCGGTTGGTGACTAAAGCCAGGGGCAATGAGAATACGCGGTTTCAAACCGACTTGAGATTCTGCACCTAAAAGTGCATAGACACCCGTGTACACGTTATTTGCATTACTGCCAGCGACATTGGCGATCGTGGTGGCGTCATTGTCATCGGTTGCCACCCGCACCATCACGACGACTGCACCAATTTGGTCGAAAATGCCTGAGAGGGATTGCGCTAACGTGCCTGTCTCGCCTAACTTGGTTAGGTCGGTATTGGGGCTGACCACAATCGGAAAATCCGTTGGAAACACATCATCGTCCGCATCTGGTGCGGTCCCCACCAAGCCGATAATGGAGGTTTTGACGGTTTGAATAGCACGCACACCGCTATCGACTTCAACAATCTCCGCCCCATGTAAATATTGGTCTGCCATGGTTATTCTCCTTCGATTGGATAACGGGCTTTGATGGCAGCCACAGCGCTTTGCCATGCCTGTTTCTTGGCGTCCGTTTGGTCATACTGCCATTCCATAAACAGCGGGTCTGACTCAGCCTCATAAGCGGCACGCCTCAGTTGCAAGACCTCCGACTGTTCATACTGGAGGGTGTAACTTTGTGGGCTGCCGTAAATCTTCAGCTCATGGGCGCGCAGTGGACGACCCGAGTAAATGATTTCGTTGTTTTTGATGATTTTCATTGGCGCACCTCCACCCCAACCCCGAAGATCTCCAAGTCCCGCTTGCCTAAATTCAAGACGCGCAGCGTGGTCCACGATAGATAGTTTCGCCAATAGAAATTCGTGATCTTCATTTGGTTTCGATCCTGATATTTATCGCCCCAATCCCGGCCAGAAATATCGTGCATGGGGTTATCATCCTCGCCCAGGAGTAAAAACGGCTCTGTAATGGAATCATGCGGGTGATAAGCCCCTTGGGCCGTATTCAAGCGCAGCATGTGCACCTTGGTATGCATGGTGGCGGCTACACTGCCTGACACATTCACCAACAGATTCAGGTAGGCGTGCATGCCCTCAGGCAACGGCACTTGGTTAAACCCATTGGCAAACTCCACAATATCGGCAAAACACACGGTCCCATCGCTTTTCGCGGGCGTGTAATCCGCGGGCATATCGTAGGTGTACTGGGCAATTTCGTTATCGGATAAGCCTAAAGCCGGAATAACGACTTTCTCCGGCAAGGCGACATAGTGGGTAAATCGAATATATTCACTGCGCGCTGTCTGGATAAAGTTATCCATCTCGGTACGTGCGTTTTGAACGGCACCATTGATATCCACAATGGTATCTTCCACCGTCTGCGTGAGTGTGTCGGCTTTGGTGGCAAGCCGCACAATATCGTCGTTTAAGGCCATTTGGGTTCTCTATAAATGGAGGTTTTGGGAAATTAAGGCGGTGAGGTGGCGGTTCATATTGCCGATCTGGACAGCGGCCATCTGAGCAAATTCGCTATCGAAAAACAGATTGAGACTGCCTGTTGATATCACATTGACACTATCCGGGGGCAGCGCCTCCAATCCCAGCGAAAAGGCTTGGATGGCGTGGTTGTATTCCGTATTCCAATACAAAATATCTTCTGGATGGCTCCACAGGGCTAATAGCGTCCCATCGGATAAATATGCGCCGACCTCCCGAACGGGAAACTCAGGGCCAGTATCAAACAGTGCGGCCACCTGCCACTGGGTTGGGCTGGTTTTCAGGGCATCGGCAATCGGCAGGCGCAAACGTTCATTCGAGAGCGCGGT